TCTCGTACGATGAACTTGATTTCCTTACCGAACGAATTCTCATTACAAAAGGAAGAAGTGATTTCTACCATTGTAGAAAATTCGCTCGGTGAAGGTTCATAGATCTCAAGATCCATGTCTTCAGGGTGCATATTAAAGTCGGAGAACAGATTGTTCTCAGGTTCAAACCCTGGAAGAGAGTGAGGAAGGGTTTTCAACCGCTCCAGTTTTTTCATGCGCATATGATCGTCAATACGACCATAATTTGACATGTAGTCAACGAATCGTTTTGCGATGTATTCTGCGTCGTGTTTTTCTAATATCATTTAACCAGTATAAAGCATTTTTTTAATAAAGTCAATGATTTTTTGCTGATCGTCAAAAGATTCATTAAGAAACTCGGTCATCTCCATCTGAAGAACGAAGTTAGAGCGAATGTTGTTAATTTTACTCTCACGACCCTTCAACCAAGTCTCGTCTTGATTGCTACCACGTTCTGCATAGCGAACATTCCGAGTTTCCTTAGTGGTTTGTAGATAAACGATACAGGTGTCATACTTATCGACGCATTCTTCTAGGAATGAACCTGTGCAAAGACGATCGCCTTCGAATAGAACAATGTCATTGGGAGCACGAGATGCGAGAAACTTCACTGCCTCTGGTTGAACTGCCATTGACATCTTGTCAGTGCCGCCAAACACTTCGCCTTCTTCATACTTACCTAAAACGTAAATGTTGTCCTTATTATGATAGGGAACCAACTTTACATCAGTCTTCACTTCGCGAGAAATGCCAATCTCGTCGAGCAAACGTTTCATAAGGGTTGACTTACCGCTTCCAGGTTCGCCGAAAATTGCAATTACATTCATCCAAATAAATCCTCTAATCCAACTGGTTTCTGTTCAACATCAAACATCCAATTCATTCTATCTAGTGTTCTAGACCGAACGTATTCACCACACTTGTCCTTATTAACACCATACCGCGAAAGCAATCGAGAGTCAAGGATTTCTTCGCGAGATTGCCATAAAACATTCCACTCAATACCATACCAACCGTCTGCTGCTACTTTATTAATCTCGTCTGCTTGACGATCTAGATAAAATCCTAGATATCGCGACGACCTTTCTCGAAAGATTTTCTTGAACGAGCAAAGACAGGTTTCCATAGTAAATGCGTCGAACTGTGGCGCAAGAGTTGGATAGCGATGACGTAATTCATCCAGAATCGACTGAGACTGATCTTCCAACCACTGATATTCCGCTTGAGTGAGTTTACCATTAATCCATTCTTCCTTATCGAGAGCATAACAGAGACCATTGCGGTGTGACTTGCTACCTGAATAGTCATTCAACATTAGACTGGTAGGTTCGATCTTAATTCCTGCAGTATGCTTTAGATGCTGCATATAGAACCAAGTCGTGTAGCGACCGAACTTATGATAATTGGTATTGATAACCTTCCAAAGATTATCGAAGTTTTGAGTTTCGTTATCGCCGTAGTGAGATTCTAATACATCACGTTGAAGTTTCTTACCCATAAACTTCTGATACGACTCAAACATAGAAGGCAAATGCCCTTTATTGTATTTGGTATCTGTTTGATAACGAAGTCTTTTATAGTTTTCGTTATTCCACCATGTAATACGGTCTACAGTCGCAAGTTCGTAGTCTGGGAACTCATTCTTGAGCACCCAAGATGTTGGAAGGTAATAGGTGTTACCGTATAACCAGCACAACCAAATACGTTCCTCGTCATTGTGTTCATATCGCTTATTGAGGTAGTTGGTCTGCCAGACCGAAGGATCACAATCCTTGTGACTAACAGACCAAGCATACCAGCGAATGAATAATTCTCTGTTAGATACTTCGATCCCAGAAAGACTCATATTTCCTCACAATAATATTGCGAGCAGTGCTTGTAGTCATATTAAACAAATGTAACGGAGAATTGGTATCCAACTTAGTACCAGTCACATCGAATACAATATCTTCGTCGATGATTTCATCAGAAAGATATTTATCGAAGCAATAGGCAATCCATCCACAATATAGTGCACGGTCGACTTTATTTTTAGAAGTCTTAGTTGCACCATCAGGAATAATGCGACGCGAAGTCCACATATTATTCACGTGAGGATTAGTAGTACCATGAATGGAATCTGAAGTTTGCAACTCGTCCATCATAATGAACAGATTGATCATCGAGGGATATTTCAACGTCGAATAAAATCCATTTACATAGGTTTTATTGGATGGTCGAGTAAACGGAAAATATCCTGCTTTTAGATAATCCACCAAACGATTGATACCTTCTATAACCTTGTCGCGTTGCTCACCCTTAGTGGTCATGAGATAACGAATTAGCATTCCCATCAATGGAGAAGTCAAAGACTTAGGAACATTATCGCGAGAAATAATATTACCAAGAGTAACAAATTCTTCAATGAAGTAATCAAGAACTTCAGTGGTCTTGATTGCCTTTTCCTGCATATCATTCGAGTTAAGTCCCGCGAGATTGATGGGGTCATGTTCACCAACAGGAACATACTGATCGACGGCAACAACTGCAATGTCATAAACCTTCTCACCCTTTTGAAAAACTGTAGGGAGATTCAAATGGTAATTCTTGTAACGAAGATAACCGCTCAGTTTTTCAGAGAAAGTTTCCGCAGTATCGCTGGAGTCAATTGAGTGGTAAAGACGTTCTGCTTCTTCTTTATCATTTACAGGATAGAAAAGAACAGTCCAATTCTCAGGTTTGACATAATCAGGAAACTGAAGGTTGTTATTGAAGATATGAGTTCGCGTGTTACCGTCAAGACGTTCAATTTTTCCGTCAGGATAAACCGCAACTTGCATTATACCATGCGTCGCTAAAGAAACATGCCCAATTGCACGCTTAGTCTTTTCCCAACGCAATGTTTCATTACGCTGGCACCAGACTGCAGCCCACGACTGAGCAATTTCTGCAGGAACATCAGTTCGAACAGAAATCTTTTGACTCTTCAATTCAGCAAAGATTTGGGAAAGATCATAATTAATTACATTAGACGTTGATGTTTCAGATCCAATAAGAGTATCGATGATACCATTATCATACCAAAGTTTAAGAAGTTCGGTCGACTTCTCTGTCAGTTTCGATCCCTTGCGAAGATTATCTTCACGAGAAATCCATTGTAAGTTGTCATCGCGACAAATTACCGAAACTGGGATATTGTGCTCGTAACCAAACTTGATCGAAATAGTATGGTCTAAATTTAATTCTTGACCATAAGATCCGATCGGAAGAGGAATATTTTTCTTCTTCAAATCAGTAAGTTCGCGAGCTTTTGTTTCATAAGACTTGTAGTCACTGCTGACAGTGTTAATAAAATTAATCATAAAAAATACTTTCATTGTAAACTACGAAAGGAATTTGCGTGGTGAACCATTAACGGTTGTGACAAATCAACATTCGGAGTTTTGTTTCATGTAATAAGGGACATCCTCATTACAATACCATTATACTAAACTTTACAGGGAAAGTAAATGGTTTTCTTCAATTTTTACAAATACTTTTACGCATCCACCCTTACCTTTTCTATATACTGCTTTATTAATAACAGTATCGTTGATGTCATATAAACCATCGCGGTAGGTTGGACCATTGAGTTTGAACATAGACAGTTGACTGCCTGACTTCTGCTCACCGAGGAAAGTGAATCCACATTTCTCGTAGAATTGCACTGCATCTGCTTCTGCTGACACTCGGAAGTATGTGGCATTGTATCGATGCGCTTCAGCAATGGCAAAGTCACATAACGTCCTACCAACACCCTTGCCCCGCGAAGCATAGAATGTATGGAGCAACTGCAGGTTAGCAATGACGGGAGTTCGCTTAGAGAATGATACGATGATGGCGCCGAGAAGATTATCATCTTCCCAGACGCCCATACAGTTATCCCAGAGTTCTTGCATGTCTGCCTTTGCGACAAAAGTCTTTGCAAAGGAATCTTGCTTCTGAGTTGTAATATGTTTAGTAAATTCCTCGCGGGTTGTCGAACGCAACCTAGACAACATCGTGGAATTCTCGTTTCTTTTCACCACGAGACTTATCATACTTGGTTTTAATCCAACCAGCATATTCATTTAGATCCCAGATGAATGGTGGGAACTTGAAATCATTGTTAGCAAGGATTTCTTTGACACTCGGTCCATCATTCAATGCTGCATCAATAAATGCAGTTGCAAACTTGAACTGATCTTCCATCTCACGACGATTTACAGTTGAACGGAAGCAACGGAACTCAATTGTGCCAGTATGCTTCATGCAATACATGTTGATCGCATAACGGAAGGGTCGACCCATCGAAACGCCATCTTTACCTGCTGCATGCATCTTGATAAACGAATTAAAATCTGTTGCAAGGTTGGCAATATTGTCACACATGTAATCAGGCATCTCACGACCACCGTCGAACTTGAGATATGTTGTAGCACCCTTTGCCGACTTCATACCACCACCATCGCGGAACTGGTAACATGCTTCGATAGTGTCTTTCTGATTTACCTTGATATATGCAGTGAGACGCTTCAATGCATCAATGTCATCTTTCAGTCCTGGAACAAAAACGTGAAGGTGACCATGATTGACACAGGAAGCAGTTGGTTCATTACCAAAATCTTCGAACAGCAGATGAATGTCCATGATACGATCAACCTGCTCCTCCCACGTACGAGTAGGTTTGGTATTAATCTCACCACCGAAGGCAGGTTCCTTCCCCAACGGATCACAAGCGATGTAGCGATAGGGTGCATGAATGTTTACAATATCAGTTTCCGCAAACTCCCATGCACCAAGTTCTTCTGGAATTTCAACGCGACGATCTATGTCACCCCACTCAATTTCGTACCCATAAGTGAAGTCTTCAGGATTATATTTCATATTTACCATATTGCAAGTCCTTATTGTTAGTATTTACCGCTGTTTCAGTAATTTCACCATTAGAAACAGTATAAACTATATTCATGTTACAGTCAATAGTTTTTTCTACACCTGCACGATTAAAAATATCATGTGTAGAAGCAACAATTACGCCATTTTCAGTTCTATACTGTGTAAGTGGGCGTTTACCGTTGCGGTAGAAGCGAAAAATCTTGTCAGAATGAACTTCACACGCTGAAATTGACGCATCAGGCCAACGTTCAAGTGGATTTTCACCATTTTCAACGGTTTTTAGCAAAAGTTCGCTGTCATTTCGTGTTTCAGTCGCGTAAGAACTGATTTTTGACCAATTTTCGGGCAATTCTTGTGTAATTACACCATTATGAACGATTGCAACCTTGTCAGTGAACAATGGTTGGTTAAATTCTAGGTCTGAAGTGCTATAACGACAGTGTGCAACCATGTAAAGGTTGCCATCTTCATTCAGCATGCTATACATGTCAATGCCATCAAGGAATTCATCTGCTGGAAGTGGTGCTTTGATGGTAAAGATGTGATTTTTACGAACAAACGACACACCTGTTGCGTGCAATCCCCGAATACGAGACTCAGAGATAACACGCTTCAGGAGCATCATGTCTTCAGCACTGGGATTTCTAAGAAATGCTCCAACAACACCACACATTAGAACAAATCTGCCAATGAAGACTCCACCGTGAACGCTGTAGGGTGATACTTCTCTAAGATTTCAGTGCCCATCTTGTTCTCGAGATATTCATACCACTCAGGTT